GTAGCCAATATGTCTGGAGTTTTATCTAATATTTTTTGACCAACACCCGAACCAAATTCAATGAATCTTTGTTTCACATAACCTATATCACCAGCTCTAAGAGCGTCTAATATTGAACTTTGATATATATCCTTACCCAATTTAACAAATGAAGTTTCGTTTCCTAAATAAAGGTGTAAACCTGTATTATTAAAATTAATCACTTCGTTAGCAGTAACACCCCTTTCAGCTCCATGACCAGCTTTTGGTCCTTCATAAAGATCTTCCAACGTACTTATAGGTCCCAAACCAGGAGCAGACCTTTCAATAGCCATACCATAATTAACATTTGGTGTTATAACTTGAAATGCATTTCCTCTCTGATTACCAAGATATCCAGGTGGTAAATCAGAACCTATATCTTGAGGAGTACCATTGGTTTTTTCCCAAATAGTATCTCCATATTTTAGTGGTTTTGAACTTATTATATCAACTGAAAAATCCAGTGTTGGTAAGTTAAACCCAACTGAATTAGCTAAATCGGATATAGCTCCAAAATTACTAAAAGCCCCACTCGCCCCTACAGATATTTTACCATTTGTGGTTGTATAAAATAAACTAGCTCCATTTCCTTCTTTTGAAATTTGAAGTATTGTGTTAGCAAATGGGTAACCATATCCAGCCGTAAACCTCAAATCACCATCAAATTCTGGAGTTTGAAATTCACCAAACCCAAGACCATCTGTTACAAGTGATGGAAAATCAACCGATGATTCTAGTGTATATGGTATTTCTATTGTTCTTTTTTGGGTATCTCCAGAAATACTTAAATATTTTGAATTACCTAACTGACCATCTCCAAAAGCATAACCACCAAGATTAAAGTTTTTTGTAAATCCTGATATGCTTGGATCTAGTGTTTGTTTATATGAATTATCACCTCCAAAAAAATCAACAGCGGAAGTTCTATCTCTGAATATATCTTCCATTGGTTGAACTCTTTTATCTTCATCATATCTACCAGACACCTGGCTATTATTAACTCCAGCTTCTTCCGCAAATACACTTTTTAAATTTTCTAAACCCAATGTTTATCTCCGTTATGCTTTACTTGGTGTTAATATAACATTTAAATCCTTATTTGTTATCTTTGTAGTCAGTTGTAAACTCATTATAGCGTCTTTAACGCCACTCATTTCAGATTTCAAAGAATCTAATCTTCTATTGAAATCATCCAGTGGCACCACAGCTTCAGGTCCAGCTTCACCCACCAACGCATTGGTTGGTCCAGTTACAATACCACCAGTCTGTAAAGCAGTTGGTGTAGCTATACCCTCCATACCAGTATTAATTCCCCTAAATATAGCGTTAAATGGTGCTAAAACAAACTCTAAAACTTTACCAACGCCAACCAACAATTTTAAAACCACGTTTAATATAGGTCCTAATGAATTTGTTAGTGTAGCTCCCAATGATTTTAAACTACCAGTTAATCTTGTTAAAGATGATATACCTTTCTCCCCTACAAGTTCATCAAATCCTGGTTGTCCAGCTAATTGTCCTGCTAGTGTAACTGCTTCCTTCTCTTTGTTAACTAATTTTGTTGCTTGGTCTAAACTTAACCCAACAGCTTCAGCCAAAGCCTCTCTCTGAAGTATATTTAGTTTATTAAACTCTGATTGTGTTCCAAGTTGTTTAATTTGCTCTTGCTGTAATCCCTCTAAATCACCAGCAAGAGAAAGTTCCATCATTCTTTCTACATTTATCTGTCTACCAACAAGAACAGAAGCTTCTAAAGATTTTTGATATGTAGACTGAAAATCAAGTAATGATTTTGCCGATGAAGCCACATCACTCAAAGATATACCGAGCCTTCTTGCCTGTATAGCGGCTCTAGCTATATTTGTTCCAGTAGAATCAGTAAATCCAGCTACAGCTTCAGATGAACTAGCTATGTCTCTTAAAACTGCTTGTGGTGCTACATCATTAGATTTAGCTAAAAGTGTTACATTCTTTGCAAGACTGGTGGCTTGGTCTGCTGATAAACCAGCAAGTGCTTGAAATGAACCTATTAAATCACCAGCTTCTGTTACTGTAATTCCTAATGCTACACTTGTATCAACGACAGATGATGATAATTTTATTGCTTCTGAAAGTCCTACCCCGAAGTTATCTGTTAATTGTGTTGTTGCATCCAACACATCTGACATCGATTTTCCAAGTTTGGTTGCTTCTACTTGAGCATCCATTAAATTATTTCGTACATCAAGAGATTGTATTCCTATAGCACCAAATCTACCACCAATTTCATCAAGCGTACCTGAAAATGCTATAGCTATAGCTGCTGTAGCAGTAAATGGGTTTATAAATCCTTTCATAGTACCTAACATACCACTAAGCAGTTCATCAGCAAGTCCAAACGAAGCGTTTCCTAAATCTGTGAGTTTTTGTTGTCTTATCGCTTGTCCTGTTATTAATTTTTCTTTATTAAATTTATCTGCAAGAGATGTATGACCCATTCTATTAAGTCTGTTTATTTCTTCATTTAGATTTTTTTCTACCTTTTTAAGTTCATTAATATCACCCATACTAGATTCTAAATCACTCAATAAATCTTGTCTCTTTTCATATGTAGAATCAAGTTTTTTCTCTGCATTTAAAAGATCATTAGTTTCCTTATTGATATCTCTCAATAATTTTGCTTCTTCTCTTAAATTTCTTTTAGCCATTAATTATCTCTCTACTTAAAAAAATCTGATGTCTTAAAGTTTTTTAATTTTACAGGTTTTCTTTTTAAACCGCTTTTTTTGATTTCAGCATTAATTAAATCTTCTAATTTTTGCTGTCCCTTATTTAAATCTTTCAATCCATTTTTAAATTCTTTATTATTCTTTAACTTTGGATATTGAGTTAAATATTTTATGATGGTATCAAGGATTCCCTCTGACAGAATATTATCCCCGTTCATATATGATTTCTTTTTACTCATTTACGTTCTCCAATAACGCTTATTTATTCATATATAAATATCAAATTAGATGAAAATTATCTGTTTATTCTTGGATTTACAAAGGATGGATTTGAAATATTTGACTTCTTCTGTTGAGCTTTTTTTATTTCTTCACTTTCTTTCTTTTTGTACATATCAAGTTTTTGGAAATAAAACTTCCTTAAATATACGGGCATGTTATATACATCGGAATGAACAAACCCATTCCCATAATATATAAGTTGAAATATCTCTTCGTGAATCTGTGATTTATGATTCGGTGTTAGGCCAAAAAAAGTTTACCGTCATCGGTATATCTACCCTGACGGTTTCTCCTTCTATTTCTATTTCTTGACTTAAATCAATGTCCGGCGTTACTTTATTTATTTCTTGTCTTAAACTTAAAGAATCCTTTGATAACATATTATCAACAAATGAATTAATAGTAGATTTTTCATCATTCCCATCAACAGAAGTTATTATGTGTCTTAATCTAGTTGTCAATTCAGGTAAAACTTGAGCACCTAGTTTTTTTATAGCATTGAGTTCTTCACTAATTAACCTCTCATCTTTACTGGTTAAAAGTTTAAATGTTATTTTTTGTTTAGATACTGGTAAGTCAAATTTAAAATTGTTACCATCAACATCTTTTGGTAATTTAACAAATGGGCAATCTGCTATATTAAAGGTATGAGTAAGTTGTTCTCCTGTGTTTGGATTTGTAACCTCACACGCATATTCTGGTCCGTACGCTAAAATTCTAGCAGCTACCATTAGAGCATTTTTATCACCTATAATTAAATCTTCACTTTTCACACCTTCAGTTAATATTAAAGAATCAAGTAATTTTTCTATTACCAAACCTTTTTTAATAAGATTTTGCGATGTTAATATATCTTCCTCTTTTGCAGTCATATACTTTATCTCTAATTTACCCTCTCTTAACGGATTACCTTCAGGATATAACTTACCCTCACTTGGTAAATCTATTACTTCGCTTGGAAATTTATTTTCTGACATTCCTATACCTCCGTTGCTCTTCGATACCATCCGAACCAAAATCTCTCTTGTTCGGGTTTTTTAATTACTAAATTAGCAAACCTCAATACTCGATAGGCTCGTACTCTTTCAAGTTCAAGGTTCTGAATTGCTTTTAGTGTTGCTGGTCCTATACCACCATCAACATCAATTTTTTCTCTATTTTTAGCATTTGCTGCTCTTTGTAAAACTTTAACTGCTCCACCCTGTCCAAAATTTACACACATATCAAAATAGATATGTCGTAGTCGAGGGGGAACTTCATCACATTTGGCTGGTTTCCAATAATCCTGATGATAGATGTTTTTAGCTTCTTCTCTAGTTAAGTTTTTAATATCTACATCTGGATAAAACCTTTTAGTGATACCAAAGTTAGTTTCACCGCCCAAATCATTTGGGTCATTTACATAACCACCTTCGTGTTTTAGTACTACCTCTATAATCTCATTAAATGTAGTTAGTTGAGTTTCTTTTGACATTTTTAATAACCTCTTTATAATATTACATAACATTTCATATATAAATATATACAAAATAAAAAAAACCCTCAATTTTTGTTGAGGGTTTTTAATTTACATATTATCTTATCAATTAGAATTGAAGTATTGCGTAATCATATCTCATTGTTAGTGTTATTTCTACAGGAGCCACGTTATCAAATGACAATTCACCAAAGTTGGCAGTTTGTATGAAAGCACCTTTTAGTTGCCATTCTTCAATTTTATCACCAACAGGACCCAAAGTATTTATAGTTATGTCCTTTTTATAAAAATCAGCGTAACCATCACGACCAGTTACTGATTCGTGTGATAATCTTACCCACTCCATAACAGCTTGGGCGGCTGATGGTACAATTGGATCATATAAAACTACATCAAGTGGTTGCCAAGTTCCTTTACCAGCAACATATCTTGACACATTCATATGCCTTAATTCCACTTCTTCAAATTGTATTGTTGGTCTACCTGATGCTTTAATTGTATAAGATGGAACACCATCAATTGTTAATATAAACCGATTTTGCATTTTCGGTTCAAATGGTGTAAACATTATCTCATTAGCTTCTACCAATTCTGCCATTTTTTTTCTCCTAAAAATAGGTTATATTTATTCATATATAAATATCAAAAAAGTAAAAAAAATAGGGTTTATATTTAAATAAACCCTATCTTTAGTATTTTGTTTTACGTTACTTATTCCGGAAATGCTGCTCCACTTCTCATCACATTAAAGTCTATTACGATAAACTCTGCTGTACGAGTTGGTTGAATAAATATCTGACCATATAATTGATTTCTATCAACAATATCAGGTGTGTTATTCGTATCATCCATTACCACTTTAAATACGTTTAACCCACTATTGGATTGAACTTGCTCTAAATATGGATTAACAATATTTAAGAATCTGTTTCTTGTAAGTGCGTTATTCTGTTCGAATACCAAAAATCTTGATGTACTCGCGATAAATTTCTTAATCTTAATTAAAAGTCTTCTTACATTTACCCTGTCAAGAGCTGATGCTTTCTTTTGGAGTGTTTTTTGTCCATATACTACAACACCCTGACCCGGAAACTGAGCTATCGGATTAACATTTGAATTATACAACTCATCTCTTTGAGTTCTTAATAATTGTCTTTGAGTTTTTACAGCACTATCAATAGTTCCCCTATTTAAACCAGCAGGCGCAAACCATTCGTGAGATACCTTATCATTGAATGTATAAACACCGGAAACTGCTACAGATGGTGGCACCCACACAGGTCTTCCTAACGCTGAACTTCCAATCTGAACCCAAGGGTAATACATAGCCGCATAATTTGAATTACGAGCTTCTGCTCTTGTTTGAGCTGATGTTGGATTATCTGTCCATGCTG